ATGTCTCTTAGGCGATAACGGAACCCTGAACGATCAGATATGCCGTATGCAAATTTGCCTGTGGCATATTTAGACATATCGGTAATTCCTTAAATCTGGAGCAACGCGGAAGGACGCACGATCTCTATCTTCGTCCATTGCACGATTTAACTCCTCTTCATACACTGTTTTAAGCATTTGAACACGGTCTGGAGCGCGTTTTAAGGCGATATAATAGGCCAAACCAGCCGCTAAAGCAGGGTAAAAACGGAAGGGAACTTGCGTAGTATTGGTGTAAATATCGGCATCATCTATGCGTATTAAGGCGTCAAAAAGGACCACATCGGTACTATTATCGGGCAAAGGCCACAATTTAAGCACTGGATTTATCTGCCTATCAACAAAAAACTGCGTAGGGCGTCCTGTAGTGGTTTTTGTTGGAATACTGAGGTATTCGTCACGACTAATGCGACTTAAAGAGAAATCAGTGCCACTTCGACGTACAACAAGGGATAATATGTCGATTACGTCAGCCCCTAGAGGCTCATCACCATCTCCAGAGGTTACAGTGAAGTTTTTTTGCGCAATAGTCCATTGATTAAGGCCACGATTGGCCCAATCAGCAAATAAAAGGTTCAAAGAGCGCTTTGCGGTCTTTAAATCGTACCCTGTTCGCACTTCTAAGCCGCAACGCTCAAAAGCCTCTTCAATGTAGTCTGCTACATCTAATTCAAAGTCCTTGGAGCCTGATACGGTCATGTCATTCCTCGTTATAAAGGTTATCGAAAACCTTGTTAACATCTAATGTGTAGTCTAAATCAGATTTAGAATAATGTATATGCTGAGATGGTTTAAAGTCAGGAGCGCCTTCTCCCGTCTGGAACCACGCAGGGTGCGTTACGCGCACACGGTTGTTAGGTAACGCAACAATATTACCCGTCCACTCACCAGCATCTAATAGCTGAAGTACATGGTTTTGCTTATGTTGCGCTGGATCGTCAGCGACCTCGCTATCTGTGTAATCAACGGTAAATAGATACTTTGCAGGGTGCATTTCACCGTTAATTTTCGCCATCCACGGGCAAGGAGTGGTTCTATCCATAACATAGACAGAATGAGTATGAGAGGCGCAATCCCAAGGCTGTGCGTCATATGTTTTCATAGGTTCAGGCCATTCTTCTAAGGGAATGTCACCTACAAGTGCAGTTATTGGCATTCTAGCCCACATTGCACCACCATGCACTGTGTCTTCATCTTCGCCTTCGGCCTCATTTCCAGTAAATATAACCTGAAAACTCAAGCATCTGTTTGGTATTGTTGTTACACCAATGACCATAGCGTGCAGGAATTCGCCGTGATAATCCTCATGATTATGAGTGTATTCACGACGAACCCATGCCTTAAAATAAGGTATATTGCTGTGCAAATAAGCCATATTTTATTTTTTAACTATCTTATAGCCAGCAGGAAGAGATGCTCTTGCTGAAGCAAGTGACTTCTTACCGCCAGCGGCTCCACCTTTTGTCATACGCATAACTTTTTTGCCACCAGTGGCTCCACCTTTGGACATACGGCGAACTGTTTTACCGCCTGCTGATCCACCTTTAGACATTTTCTTAACTTTGCCACCGCTTCGGTAGCCTTTTTTCTTCATAGCCATGATAAACTCCTTATGATTGGCTTACAGCGCCTGTTGTGCGCTTTCTTCGGTTGGACATTATTTTACCGCAACCCCTTGCAACAGCAGTGCCGGGTACGTTTTTGCCATTAAACTTACGTTTAGAATTAGTTTCTACAGCACCACCATTTTCCATGTTGCGAACTTTTGCGTTTTTAGTATTTGAAACCACAGTTTTTCCCTTTGCTCCTGCACGTTTCTTTTTACGAGCAGTTTTTGCACGTTCTTCTTTAGAAAGGCTTTGAGCTTTTTTGCGAGGCAAGCAACGATCTGGGTTTTTCTTATCTTTTGACGTACCACAAGGGCCTTTTATGGAACCGTCAGTGCCGATACGAACCCAATCTTGATCTACCCAATCTTTAAGCTCACCCATTAGCTTTTCTTCTTTTTCTTACCCTTTGCGCCTTTAGCGTAATTAGGGTCTTTGCAGTATTTAGAAGCAGCCATATTCGCATAAGCACTTGGATATGTATCAAATGTTCGTTTAGCCCACGCCTTTCCAGCAGGACATATTTTACTGCCTTTAGATTTTTTTGAAGCGGCCCCACCTTTTCTAAAGTAACTTAAACCTCTAGGCATATCGTCCCTTTTTTGGGGCGGTTTGGTAATTTGATTACTCATTTGACTACGACCTATTGCCATTTAACACTTCCATCGCTTGCGAGCTTGCCTCAAACGGCTGTTAGGGTCTTTTGCCGCTTTTGGAAACTTCTTCATCTGCCCAGCAGATCGTGCGCAGTAAGACTTACGCCTCTTCGCGTCCTTACTTCCGGGCTTAACCTTCCCTGTCACCGCTGTTTTAAGCTTAGAACCGGGGTTTTTACTACGATATGCCTTTACGCCAGCTTTTGTCATTCCCGCCCCAGACTTTGTGGGGCGGAAGTTCTTTTTGTTGCGCTTTGGCATCTCGCCTTTTTTAGAATCAGCCATACTCTTTCCGCATAGCCATAATTATGGTGTAAGTATCTGCGCTAGTGTGGCCTACAGTCGTGAAAAGGACATCACCAGTTTTGCCGCTTCCAGAATTGTTTGAAAGACCACCAAAATTAGTGTAATCTTGATTACCACTTTGGTTTTCACCTAACTCAATACAGAAAACATTAGTTGAAGCGTCAAAAAGTATTTGAACCTTCATGCCAATGCACTGCCACCATATTTTTTCTATGACAACACCTGTACAAACTTTACCGCGAGAGTTTTTAGCCAAACCACTAACATCAACCTTAACAACCGCAGCTTCACCAGAACCATCGGAAATATTAGTAAATTTTTGAACTACTTTTTTGTCGCCATCTATAAGCGTCTGTGTCGCTACCGCATCAGCCATATTAATCTCCTATAATAAAGGGTGGGGCGTTAACCCCACCAAATTAATAATTACGCAATCTGAACGTACTCAATGATAAATGTGAACGATCCTGCTGTTGTCGCATTAACTGTATTAGTGATGTTGCAGAAGATAGTTCTTTCGGCGTCTGTATACTGAACAGAGGCTGGCGCTGTCGTGCCATCTTGCGTCTGAAGAACTAATGCAGTCACCGTTACGTTGTGTACAACAACGGTTGTACCAGCATCCAAGATTTCGTCTGCCTGAGTCGCAACAATTTGTGAGCCAGAAGACGATGTACCAACTTCGTAACCAATATCACCTTCCCCAATAACTGGAGCAACGTCACAAAAAATCTTAATGTTAGTGATGATTGTATCGGCGGGCTGTGTGAACTCACCAATCGTGGGGCTGTCGCCTGCGGTTGTGTTTACTGTAACTCCAGATGCAAAGCCAACGTGCTTTACGAATTTGTTTGTTACAATGCCTGTTGAAGCCGTGTTCGCTACAGTTGTAAAAGCACCAGTTGTTTCATTTTTAGAAACAACCTGAAAGCCGCCTTCTGAACGCACTGGTCCGCTAAACGTAGAATTACCCATGAGAATCTCCTGTCAGGGTTAAGTCAGTCGCCCAATGCAACTGTCAGGGATGAGATAACAATACAACAGGAGCAATAAAAAAGAAAGGGGCAACCGAAGCTGCCCCTTAATTTGTCAAGATGACCTGATTTACGCTGCGCCGGGAGTACCAAACACAGAACGCCAATCACTTACGCCAAAGGAATAACGCTCACGGGCCTTGAACCGCATGTTACCTGTATCAAAATCGCCTTCCATGGCGGTCTTAATTGGTGAACGGTTAAAGAACTTGAAGCCGTTTGGTGCGTCAGTCTTTATGAAGAAGGCGTCTGTGTCAGTCAGGAAGTGGTTAACCACTGCACCGTCTGGCAACATGCCCATGTTCTTCATTGCGTTGTTGTCGTTATCAGCAGTTCCGCTACGCAGATTTGAGTTAAGAACTCGCTCTGCAATAAACTGAAGCTCTTTTGGAATGATAAGTTTCGTTCCACGAACTGCAATTTTAAGACCACGTTCATCGGTGAATCCTGCAACATCAATCAACATCTGCTCCAAAGAGGTTTCGTTGAGATCTGCCGCAGTCGTCAGAAGGTTGGTCTGGTTGCCGGACAAAGACGGATGTGAAGCTGAACAAAGTGCTGCGCCGTCACCAAGAGCGTTACCGCCCGTAGCAGAGAACGCATTGTTCAGAATTGCAGCCGCTTTGATCTGCTTAGTTTGAGCCATCGAACGAGCCAGTGCTTTCGTATAGCGAGAAGCAAGACGATCATAAAGATTGTCCTCAAT